TTTTTTTTTATCAAAGCCACACGGACGCCGCCATCCGTTTACAAAGTCATGAGCAGACCAGCAGCAAAACGGCAGCGCGAAGCGGCGGACAAAACAGGCACGCAGGCAGGCAAGCAGGCCAAAGAGCGGCGAGCCAAACGAGCGCAGCGCACAACACGGGCACGGCGCGCAGACAACGCCGCCTACCGCGCAGGCGGGATTGTCGGCACACCGTAACATTCAGCAGCCAACACACAGGCGGCGGCAATCAAACGCCGTGTCGCGCCTTTTCACGCCATTAAGGGGCATTCTGGCGTGCCATTTAGTTGCGCAGTTGCCTGCCAAAAACGCAGGCGATTTGCTGGTGCGAAACCCGCGTAACTCGGGTCGAGGTGTTTACTTACGCGCCTTCAGTCCTTGTCCTGCTTCACGCGCTCTTTGAACTGCGCCAGTTGATCCTCAAGCTGCGCGATCTCTTTCATCGCGTCAGCCTCAGGCCACTCCGTCGACACCCACAGCATGTGCTGCAGCGTTTGCCACATGCCTGCCATGAAGCAGCGGCGGCTTTCGCGATACTGCACCGAGTGCAGCGCCACGTCCGGATTCACTTTGTGCATGTAGCCTGCAAAGGCGTCGTCGGCGTCGAGTGATTTCATGGCGTCTCGTCTATTGCCGCGCGCATTTCCGGTGACAGCGGCTCTGTCGGCGTTGTGTCCAGTGGCGGCAGCGGCGGCATTGGATGCCGTTGCAAGTGCAGCACGCGCAGGATGCGCTCGATCTCGATTACGCTGCAGCGGATCTTCTGCAGCTCGGCTGTTGCCAGCAAGTGCGCTTCGTCGGGTGTCATAAAAAGGCGCTGTCATCTTCCCTGCCTATGGAACAGGCGAACGCCGCCAGCGTCGTTGGCTGTTGTTTGCGGCGCGGCGCACGGCGCACCGTGGCGCGCAATTTGCCTTTGAGTGTTTTGTTCAACGGCGGCTGCAGCAACTGGATGAAGTGCCGCTCTTTTTCGTCCACATCCGCTGCCGTGCAGTGCATAAAAAACACGCGCGCAAACTGCACGCCGCCGCGCCTGTGCTCGCCAATGCGGTGCGGCACGTGCCGCGATTTGCCCACATACAAAAGGCAGTCGGTCGCATCGAACAAAAAGTAAATGCCGCACACGGGGCGGCGGAAGTGCTCAAAAAGCGCGCCGCCGAGTTGCTGCTGTAATTGGCTCAGTTGCATGGCGCAAAAGCGATGTCGGAAAGGTGGCCGCGATAGCGGTCGGTTTCCTTTCCGGCAGCGCGCCGAGTATTGTGCCAAAGGTTCAGGCGCTTTTCTGCCTGCCTTTGACAATCTCTTCGAAGAAGAGATTCAGGCAGTGGTTTTTTTGGCGCGCAAGCAGCCACTGCCTCAAATGATTTGGCAGCGGCTTTTGGCAGTTTGTGGCAGTTGCTCAAAATGGCTCCTCTTCTTCGGTTGTTTTCCGCCACGTTCCATCGGCAGTTTCCACAATTTTGCCAGCCTTTTTTAGTTCAGCCCACAGCCGATAAAACACGCGCGGCGCGATGCCTTCTTCTTTGGCGCAATGCTTTTGCAATTCCGCCGTGCGCCACGGCGTGTCTTTCATCGCCGCCAGCACTTCGGCGGCTGTGTTTTCGACTGGCCTGCCTTTGCCTTTTGGTCGCTTCAGATTTTCCGGATCAGCTTCATCGTTGCGCACAAACATCGGATATTCCCACTTGACGACAAACTCCTTTATCGGCGCAAGATTGCGCAGCGTTGGCGTAACGGTAAAACAGTCAGGCTCGCCGTGCGGCGTCATTGTTAACACGCTGTCCGGATCACGCGCCCACGCGCCGCTGCCGCTTACGCGATCAATCGATTCCTTTTCGCTTTGGTCGCCTTTGCTAAAGTGCGAACTGAACAGCACGGCGGCATCGGTCTCGACGGCAATGGCTTCCACATCGTTGAGCAACTGCGTGATGATCGCACTGTCGTTTTCCGCGCCGTGCGTGGCTGGCAGCGTTTTGTAAATCGGATCGATGATGATCAACGTGAAGCGATGTTGCTGCAGGAAAACAAGCAGATCGCCCACCAGTTCACTCATTGGCTTGGCGTAGCCGCGCAAGTGCCAAGCGAACAGCGAACCGCGCTCCGGCACAGCGTTTTTCGTCTCGATGATTTTGCGCATGCGCTGCTCAAAAAAAGCTGGCTGCAGTTCCAAATTCACATAACACACGCAGCCTTGCCGTGTGTGGAAGCCCCACCAATCGCCACCTATTGCCACGCTGTGCGCCAAGTCCATCAGCGCCCACGTTTTCCTGCCTTTGCTGTTGCCGCCTAACAACATCTTGCTCGCGCGGTGCAGCAGGTAATGGATAACAAGCGGCGGCAGCGCAACTGGCGTGTCCGTGGCGCACTGCACACCAACGTCGACCATTGCCGGAAATTTGCCGTTTGTGCTTACGAGTGACGACAAGCCGCTTTGGATGCGCTGCACTTGCTGCAGGAACTCGTCCTCATCGGCTGAGGCGTAAGCGCTGCGCACAAGCCGTGTGCCGTAGGCAATGGCTTCGCGCTTGCGCATCAAGTCCGTCAGCCGCTCCGTGTAGTAAACAACGTTTGCGGCCGTCGGCACAAAGTTGATGAGCTGCGTCACGTATTGCGCGCCGCCAACGTTATCCAGCAGCCTGTGTTCGCGCATCCACTCCGTGAACGAAATTAAATCAATGGCAACGCCTGCGCGCCACAGCCGCAGATAAGATTCGTAGATCGTTTTGTTCGCTGGCACGTAGAAGTAATCGGGCGTGATTTTCGCCGCCACTTCCGCCAGCACAGCGAAGCCTTTGCTGCCCCATTGCGAGTCCTGCATGATGGAGCTGAGCACGCCGAGTTCCATTTCCACGCTGTGCGGCGGCATGCGGTGGATGTCCACGGCTTGCGCTGTTGGTGACGCGCCTGCTGCCTTGCGCTTGCGCAGCTTTGCGCCGCTAAGTGTCAGCGTGGAAGGCGACGACGACGCTGCTGCTTCCTGTGCCAGACTATCGCCGCCGCCCGAAGGCTGTGTGTTGTTGCCTGCCGCCGCTGCTTTGCGCTCTGCTAATCGTTGTCGTGATGCTGCCAGTTTGTCGGATAGTTCAGACACGGGCGGCAACTGTGGCTGCTTATAGCGCAAGCCTCAACTGTGCGGCCAAGCGGTTGAGGTCGAGCATGCACTGAAAGCGCATGCCCGCGCCCGACCGCACAGTAGAAGATTGCGCCAGCCCCAACATGAGCTTTCAGCATGCAGCGCGCGGCGCATCTTGCGCAAGCGCTTTTTACAAAAAAAGATATTCACACTTGGTTCACAAGCCGAGAAGCATCTGCGCAGCGCCTTTTTTGCGTCGGATATTCACAGCCTTTTCAAGCGTGGCGCGCGGCGCTGGCAGCGTGTGCTCGCGCGCCCATTCTTCGTCAACAAATATGTGCGGCGGCTCGGCAATGCGTTCTTCGCCGCCCGGGTAAACCCAAAACCACTGGCGCTGCCAGCGGCTGTAAGCCACAAACATCACGCTTGCGCCAAAGCGTCCGGACACAGTGCCTGCTGGATACTCCAGCGTGCGCGTTTCGAGCCATTGCTTCACGCTTCAGCGTGGCGTTTAAGGTTGCCAATAGCCGTGCGCCAGTCCGTGCCCATAACGCGCACAAACGGGTGCGGATGTGGTAGCCAGCAAAACCAGCCAATGATTTTGTCGCCTACACGTGCTGCGTGCGCCTGCACGCCGTGCCTGTCGACGAAGTCGATTAACTCCTTGTCCGTGGCAATAGCCAACGTTGCCTCAGGCTTTGCTGTGCGGCGTGTTAGCGTTGGCGCGCTCACGCTGGCGTGTCCTCGGCTTTGCGCTTGTGCGCCTCAAGTGCGGCGGCATCCATGTGTGCTGCAGGCGCGGCGGCGTTGCGCAGCATTTGCTCAAGCTGTGGGTCAAGCCAGTCGCGTTTGCGCGGCAGCTCGTTGAGCAAGCGCCTGATGAGCTTTTTGAAGTCATCCACCTGATCGAGTAGCTGGCGATGTGCGGCGCTGTGGGCGGCACAGATTTTTCGTGTGTGATTTGTTCCAAGTGTGATCTTGCCGAAACGCCCCATGTCTATCACGGAGTCGTCACCCACCAATGGCGTCCACTCCTGCTTGTCGCCTGCACTGCGAAGCGTTTGCGTAGCTGGCGGCTGCTCTGGTGGCTTTGGCTGCGCAGCTTTACGCGGTTTCACTTGTGCGTGCGTCACCATCTGCGCTGTCGCGTTCGGATTCATGTTCATGCTGTGCCTTGTCATAGAGTTCGATGAAGTCGCACAGTGCCGCGAGATCGCGCGCAAAGCCGCTGTCGCCGCTACCTGTGACGCCGATCTCGTTCAGCACGCGCGCATGTGCTTCACGCAGCGTGTCCGTAATTTTCGGCAGCAAGTCGAGCTGCGTCACAAGTGCGCGCCTAACGATGCTCCGGACGCCTTGCTCGTTTAAGTGTTGCCAGTTAACGCGCAGATCAATCGCCACGCGCTCAACAATGTCCGTTGCCGACAGTGCAGCCAAGTCCGTCAGCTCTTTGTTCCTTCGCAACAACTCGCGATTGGCAATCACGACCTTTTGCTTGATGCGGAAAAGCTCATCTGTTGTGCGCTTTTCTGCCTGCAGCAGTTCGCCAGACGCTTTCAGCGCTGCGTCCTGCGCGGCAATGCAGGCGTTCGCTTTTTCAAACTCCGCGCCGTAAAGCTGGATGACGTGCTCGATTAATTCGTAGGGGCTTTTCACTGTGCGTTTTAAGTGCTCAAGTTGTAGCTGCAACTGCTGCTCCGCGCTGCTGTGTTTTTCTGCGCTCATGTTTTGCCTTCCCAGTTCTGGTGGCGCTGCCAATTCATTTCCGCCTCAGCAATCGCGTGCTCGATGAACTGATGCAGCGCCAAGTGATTGTGGTATAGCCACCAAAGTTCTTCCTGTGTTACATCCTGCGGCAGCAGCGCACGTGTGGGCGGCTGCGTGTCACTTGGCAGCAAAGGCTTTTTGCGTGGCTCGCTCAATGTGTGGTTCGCCTGTGTTGTTGAGCGTTTGGACACGTGGCGAAGTGCGATTTGTAACGCGGCTTACCGTTAGGCACTGCGCCAGCAGTAAGCACTGCTGCCAGCGGCGCGCGGTGGTGTCCGCGCTCCTCAAGCACCATGTTGCCGCCGTCGGCTGGCTCGGCGTCAAGCGGGATGCGCCTGCCTTTAACTGTTTCCGCCCACAGTATGTGTGCGCCGCACGAGCGGCACTTCGGTTTGTCGTTGTTGTTCTCGTCGTTCATTTTCGTTTTGTTGTTGTTTTTTTAGGAAGGATCTTCGCATCGCGCGGCTCGCGCACGAGCACTGACTTGAGCACGCGGTCGATTTTGTCGCGCGCCTGCTGCCACGTCATGCCTTTGTGCGCCGCGCGCAGCATGTCCTCAAGCGAGCGGATAGGCAGCGTGCAGTGGTCGATGACTGCTTCGCGCGTTGCCACGCCAGACAGCGCCAGCAGCGCGATTGCGCGGCGCACGTTTTTTACGTTGCGCACTTCGTAGTCCTTGCCGAGTTCAAAGTTTACGAAGCGCCCGGCTTTAATGCGTGCGCGGATCTCGGCCGTCACAGGGTCGTCGACAATGCGCGCAATCTTGACTGCCTCATACAGTTTTTCCAACTGCGCATCGTTGCAGCGTTTTACGCGGCGCTCGATCTCTGCTTCGCGCTTTGCCTTGCTCAGTGCTTCCTCTGTTTTGAACTTTGCCAGCGGCATGCCAACGGCTTTGCGGAAGGCAGGACAAATCAGTTTGGCGCGGCAGTAGCGGCACTGGTCTTCGCCAGCCACCAACGGCGCTTTCGGGTCTTCCGTGCGGTCGATGATGCCGTTAATCTCCTGCGCAGATCTGAGAAGCTCATCCATGTTGTATTGCGCCAACGTTGTGCGTTCGCTTGGCGACCAAAGGCGCGGCTGCAGGATGGAAACGTAAACGGTGTCGAGTGGCTCGTAATTGTCGGCGGCAAGCACGGCGTAGCCACGCAACTGCAAATTCAGTTCGGCTCGCTCCACAACGGCAAAGCCGCTTTTGAGATCTTCCACGAGCGCGGCGTTGTGTTGCGGCCACTTGTAAATCAAATCCGGCGTGCCAGTGAGCCTGCCGTTTAAGCCTGTGATTGTTTCCTCAACGTGCATTGTTGGCATGCCAGCAAAGTTGAGCACGCCAAGCACATCGGCGTGCAGTTGGTCACTGCGCAGCAGCAAGTCGCGCTCGTCTGGCGTAAGCAGTTCGCGCTCGTAGTTTGGATTCGTCCAGTAGCGGTGGAACAGTCTGCCACGGCGCGCGTCTGCTGTGTCGTTATCCGAGCAGCCTTTTTCCATGCGCGCACTGCCGGGGCACAGTTTGCGCCTGTGCAAGTTGGATGGCGTTGTTAGTGCTCTGTCTACAGTAATCGTGTCCATGTGCCGTCTTTGTTGCGTTGGTGAAACTCGAAATCGAACCATTCCTCCCACTCGTGGCGGCAACCCTTAAAGCGCACAATGTCGCGGTCGCGTATGTGCGCGCCTTTGACTTCCACGACCTTAATTCTGCCGCGCTGTGTGCGCCTTACTGAAAAGTCAGCCGTGTAAGTCATGCCGCCGCCCCACAGCAGGCGCACGCCTTCGAACTTCCACTCGTCGATCTCTCCTGTGCGCTTTTGCGCCTCAAGGATGAAACTGAACTCGCGCTCCGTTTTGTTCATCACACGCTTGCGCACGTTGCGCAGCCTGCCTTTGCCTGTGGCCTTTTTCGTTGGGTCGCCAAGTATGCCGCGCGCCTGCGCCACTGCCTTGTCGAGATCGCCCATAAGTGACTTGAAGCCGTGTTTGCGTTGATGCGCATCAGCCTCTGCGAGCGTCATGTTTATGCCTTTGCGCTTTTTCACTTTGTATAAAAAAAGACTTGCAGCATTTTGTGAAATGTGTCAATGCTCAAAAACATGAAGAAGCAACAAACTGAGTCGGCCACGCCGACCAAAGGCAAAAACCGCACTGTGAAAGTGAGCGACGTTTTGCATCACCGCATCCGCGTAATTTCAGTGCAGCGGCGCATCCCCATGCAGCACTTCATCGAGCAACTGCTCACCGTTGGCCTGCGCGATAAGGTTTACGAAAAGTTCGCCAGCGAAAAGGCGGCTGCTTAATGCGCAGCGACAACGAAATCGACGCCGAGATTGCGGCGTTGCGGCAGGCACAGAAGTCACTGAATTGCGCGCACTTTACAATCGTCCAAAGCATCGAAGTGCTGTCCAAGCGCATGACTGATGCGCAAGTTGAGCAGGCTTACTACGAAGATGAAACGACGCCTGATTACACGGAAGGCGACAACGACCTTTACAACGAGCTGGCGCGTGTGTGCCAGTGGATGCACGGCGTGGCAGGCTACAAAGCGCCGAGCGTGACGCTAAAATGAGAATCGAACAGCCAGACGGCAACACGTTATACATTTGCGGCGGCAGGGACTTCTGTTCGCACCACACTATGGCAAGCAAAGCAGTAGAGAAAAAAAACGAAGCGCTCAAACTCATCGACGAACTGTTCGGCGACACGAGCGTGGCAAACACAACAACACTCGATTTGCTGCAGGAGCTGCAAAGCGAAGTGGATAGCAAAATCGATGCGCTGAAGTGCGACATCAAAAACAAAAAGGAGTGAAACTAACTATGGATGGAAACAACAACGGCGGCAGCACTGCGCCAGCAGCAGCACAGCCAACACTGAAGCGGCGCGGCCGTCCGGCAAAAAAAGCAGGCGCTGGCACACAGGAGCTTGGCTTAAAAGGCAAAGGCGTGGAGCGTGTGAGCATCCGTTCAATCGATAACGCGATTGGGCGCTACGTTGTGGCGCGCGATGAGCGCATGGAGCTGACCAAAAAGGAAGTTGAAACAAAGACGGCGCTCATCAAAGTGATGCGCGATAACAAGGACAAACTCAGCGTCGATGCCGAAGGCACGATCGTTTACAGGCACGATGACATGCTTGTAACGCTCAAGCACGGCAAAGATGAGCTGAAGGTCAAAACAGAGGAAGACGACGATGGCAACGACTAACAAACCAGCAACAACTGCAACGCCGCCGCCTGCAGACCAGCCTGCGCCTAAAGAGCGCAGCCTTATCGAGTTCACGCCGTTTGGCGCAAAGGACAAAATTCAACTGAGCATTGCAATCGTGAAGCGGCTTGTGGCCGTAAAAACGAAGACGGGCAAAAGCTGCAGCGATGAGGATGCCTTCAAGTTTATGCTGATGTGCCAAGCACGGAAGCTGAACCCGTTTGAAGGCGACGCGTATTTGATCGGCTACGACACGGCAACGGGCCCGCAGTTCAGTTTGATCACTGCGCATCAGGCGTTCTTAAAACGCGCGGAGCTAAATCCGGAATTCGACGGCATGGAAAGCGGCACAATAGTGCTGCGGCAAGGCCAAGTGGTCGACCTGCTCGGCGACTGGCACATGCAAAACGACAACGTGCTTGGCGGCTGGGCAACGGTCTACTTCAAGAACCGCAAGTATCCGATGAAAAAGCGCCTGCGGCTGTCGCGCTTCAACAAAGGCTTTGGCGTGTGGAAAGAAGATCCGGCAGGCATGATTGTGAAGTGCGCCGAAGCGGATGCACTGCGCAGCAGTTTTCCAACAATGCTTGGCGGCATGTTCATCCAAGAGGAAGTGTTGCCAGCAACGGCGGCGGATATTCCGCGCGCCGAGTTCGAGGAGCCGCAGCCAAACGGCGGCAACAAAACCGAGCAAGCGCCGCCAGCGGAGCGCACTGCCACGGCAACTGTTGTTGAGCCGCCAGTGGAACGCAAAGCGCCCGAGCCTACGCCAGCGCCAGCGCCAGTGGCTACGCCGCCAGCGTCCGAAAAAAAAGGCGCAAGCCTGCAGCGGCGCGAAAAGACGGTGGCAACGTCGCCGCCAGTGGAGCAGCCAAAGAAGCCGACGGCAGCAGCCGCCCCTTCTGACCGCGAGAAGCTCAAGACAATGCTTGCCGTTGGCAACTGCACGCCAGAGGATTTTGTGCATGTGGCCGTCGACCAAGGCTGGCTTCCTGAGGAGCAAGGCGCGTGGGACAAAATTCCGGACGAGCGCTTTGCCGAGTTCGCAAAGCCTGAAAACTGGTCGCTCGTGATGGAACTGCTGGACGAATACAAAACGGCACAGCAGCCAGCCACTGCAACGCCCGAGCGCAAGCCAAAAGCAGGCGAGCTGCTGTAAGCCTGTTTCCCGCGCACCAGCGCCCCGTGGTAAAGCCGCAGCGCTCGTGCTACGGTCAACACACTGGCAAATGGCAAAAACGCTTGAGGACTTAGCCAAGAGCAAAGATGCACGGCGCGAGATCGCCGAGCAGCTTGGCGGCGAAATTCCAACGTCCATCCTGCGCCACAACAGCAGCGACAAGGCGATGGATTTGCTTGTTGAGGAGCACGGGCGCGGCTACACGGACACAGGCTACGCCGCCAACAATCCTGACGATCCGCACGCGCACTTGTTCAAGAACAGCGGCATGGACGTGCGCTGCGGCGCGCTGTCGCGCTTTCCTCAAAACGTTGGCCGCGTGCTGCTGCGGCTTTACACAAAGGCGGGGCAAACTGTGGTCGACCCGTTTGCAGGCCACAACAGCAGGATGGAGCTGTGCTACCGCGAGCGGCGGCATTATGTAGGCTGCGACATTTCGCACGAGTTTATGCAGGCAAACTTCAAGCTGCGCGACATGCTGTTGGCGGAGAACGCCGACGACATGTTCAGCCACATGAACGCCGCCACGATAGCGCTGCACGAGTGTGACTCGCGCGCAATGCCTGTTAAAAACAACACAGGCGATTTTACGATCACGTCGCCGCCGTATTGGGACATCGAGTATTACGGCGATGAGATGGGGCAGCTTGGCAAGGGCAACAGCTACGACGAGTTCCTGCGGCGGCTTGGCGCTGTGTGCTGCGAAAACTTCCGTTGCCTGCGCAGCGGCTCGTTTGCCGTTTGGTGCGTGAACGACTTCCGCAAGGATGGCAAGTTTTACAGCTACCACATGCACACGGCGCAACTGCTGCGCGACGCTGGCTTTAAGCAGTGGGACATTGCCATTATCGATCTCGGCAACTCGATGCGCGCCGCCTTTGCCACGCAAATTGTGTCGACCAAAATCCTGCCAAAGCGGCACGAGTATGCGCTTATCTTTGTGAAGCCATGACGATCACGTTCAAGTGCTACTGTTGCGGCAACAAAGTGGAAGGCACGATAACGCTTTGCACATACAGCTACGAAGCGGTCGACAGGGTTTTTGTTTTGTGCGTGCGCTGCATTTCAGTTGTTGAGAAGCCAGTGTTTTTGTTACAAGTCCAGCCATGCCAAGTCCAATCGAGCAGATGATCGACAAGGCCACAGGCTACAAGCCTGAAGCGCGGCCGTCGGTAAAGTGGAGTCCAGTAAACTGCGATGCCTGCGGCAATCACAGGCGCGTGCTAATTGCGGCCACGAAGCCGTTTCGCGTTTTGTGCCGCCGCTGCCTAACTAAAAAAGGCAAGCCGTAATCACGGCGGATTGACGCCGCCGATGTGCGTGTAGCCGCCGCTCGGGCCCAACGTGTCCAGCGCAGGCGAGTAATTGCCGACAATCTCTGAGTTGTAAAGCAGGCTGATTTGCGCGCCGTTGTCTGCTTTCAAATCCCACGACGTATTGGCCGCAATAGCACACTCGACGTTGATGGCTGTGTTTACTACGCCGAGCATACCGGCTTGTATGCCGACAACATTCCATCCGGCAACGATGCCGCCGCTGTGCGTGGCGCTGGCAATGCCTGTCCAGCCGCGCGTGTCACAGCGGATGCCTGTGGCATTGCTGCACGCATACGTGGCGGAGCCGTCGCCGCCTGTTACATACGAGCCGCCAACAACCCACAGCCCATAGGTTGTGTTGCCGCTCCAAGTGAAGCGCGCCCAGCCGCCGACTGGATTTGGCGGCTGCAGGAACACGTTGCCGCCGGGCCCGACTTCCATTGCAACGTTGCAGGCGTTGGCGGACACAACTGGCGTGAGCAACGTCTGTGCGCCGCCAATACCAAAGCCGAGCGAGTAGGCTACTGCGTAGCAGTGCTCCAGTGTGCCGCCAGCGCCGAGCACGGTGATGGCAGTGCCTTGCAGCGCCACGGTGGAGCGGAAGCCGAAGCCTTTAATCAAGTTGATGCCGTTGGGGCAGTTAAACACAGAGCCGCTCGTGCTGCTGTTAAACTGGCACGGGATGACGAGCAGCTTTGCAGAGCCAGCGCCAATGCTGGCTGGCGGCAGCACATTGAAAACTTTCATCCGGATTTTGACGGACGTGCTGAGCACTTGCGTCACGTAGCCGCAACTCTCCATTTGCGCGTGCGGCGCGTCGTAAAGGTAAACAACATCGTTGACGGCAATGCCTGCAGTGCCGCTTGGAATAGGCACAGTGATGTCAAGGTCTGGCAGCGCGCCTGCGCGCGTGATTGTGCCGCTGACAGTCTTGGTCGTAACAGCCTGTCCGAGCACTTGGATTTGCGCGGCATTTGGGTGCGTGAACTGGATTGGAATTGTCTGCGTGTAGTGGCCTGCGGCGACGTGTATGCGCGCGAATTTGTTTGCCGGAATAGTGAACGTGAGCAGGTAGTCGTGCGCGTCCTGTATTGTTGGAAACAGCCGTGCGCCAGACGGCGGCGACGGATAGGACAGCGGCACGTAAAGGTCGACGTCCGCAGTGAGCTGGTTAGTGGCAAAAGTGATTACTTCTTCGTCCACGTCCTCTGTGATTATCATGCCAACGCCTGCAGCAGCGCGCTTAAAGCGCTGCAGGTTGGCGATGCTCTCTTTGTAGAAGCCGGGCCCTATTGTGTCCGCGCCTATGTTTTCGCCAGTTACGGCTTCGCTGGGCCCGATCTGCACAATGATGTCGTCGGTCGAAATGCGGTCGACGATCAGCTTGATTTTGAAGGCAGTAATAACAGGCGCAGCGGGGTCGATATGCACAGGCACATCCGTGAAAACATTTGCCACGCTGTAAAGCCTGTCAGCCTCAGCGCCTATGTGCGCCATGATGCCCACTTCGCGCAAGTCAAATGCGTGCGGCGCATCGTCGCTGCGGAAGTTGCCTTCCACAAGCAGTGTGCCGTTGCCGAAGTCGCGTTTGCTTGAAATGTTTACGTCCATCTCATGCACAATGAGTGCAATGAGCGGCCATAAGTCAGACGGCACGCCTGCAGCGCCGCTGCCAACAACAATGTTGGAGATCGTTAGTGTTTCGCCTGCCTGCGCCCTGCCAAGCATGGAGCGTCCGGCGTCGGTAAATTCTTGTTTTGATAGGCTCATGTTAGTCCGTTTCTGATGTGATGAAGTCTGGCGCGTCGCTGTAGATGTAAAGAAACTCAAGGCATGCGCCATACCAGCCGATGGCGCAGTTGCTCACTGTCGATCTGAAAAGTCCCTCAAGCCAGCGGCTGACAGGCTTGTAGGCGTTTATCAACGCCAGCACTTGCGCCTCATCTTCCGGCAGGATGATTGTTTCGTCGATGTAAACGCGGAAGCGATAACGGTCATGCCAAGTGCCAGCGCCTTTTTTGAAAACATAGTTTGTGCCACTGCCTGCCGTTGTTAAGTCAACAGGCGCGCCGCCAAGCGAATTGCTCACTTTGAACGTGTTAGCCGTGGCGTTGATTACGCGATACAAGATGCCTTGCGATAGTGGCGCAGGCAGCACGTTGACGGACGGCAGCATTGTGCCGCTGCTGTTGTTGGCAAAGCGTATTTGATTGCCGTTAACGAGACCGTGCGCCGTCATTGTAAACGTGTCTGTGCCAACGTTGACACTGGCAGTCGTAAATGCGGCAACAAGCGTGTCAGCGTTGTCGACTGGATAGTTAGGCGGCAGCGGATCGTCATACTCAAACCACTCCGTCAGTGTTGCGCCGCCCGGCCAAAATCTGTCCAGCACATCCTGCACAAGCGCAACAGTGCCTTTGCGCATGTGCCACTGGATTGAGTCCTGCACAAGCTGCCTGCGGAATGCCAGCGGCTTTGTGTGGTCGTAAAAGTCCACGTGGAATTGCCACGCCAAAATGTCGATGAGATTGCTATCGGCAAGCTGCAAGATGAGCGGGATGAAAATGATCTCGGATAACGACGACGTCACTGGCGCAGGCGCTGTTGGCGTTGGCGGCGGCACAGTGCCCGGCACAACGCCATCCGTCACGTCGATGATCTCATACATTTGCTCGTCAAACGCCGTGGCCGCAGCCTGCACCTGCCTGTCGTAACTGATGGACTGCGTGCAGTGGTCAAGCAGCTTTGAAAGGCGCAGCGTTGTGCTCATCAAATATCCTCGAAGCCTGCGAAGTTGATTATGGGATCGATGTCGGGATCATGCGTGGCAAGCTGGTCAAAGTTCATCACCTGAAACGACGGCGACGGCGAGTTGAGGACAACGCGCTTTGCGCCTGCCTCAAGCATGCGCTTTGTCAGTTCGCTGCCGTTTAGGTCGCGCGAAATTGCGCTGCGCTGCCACTCAATCCAATCCTGTGCCGCCTGCGTTACGGCCGTCTGAATTGACTCCAGCAGCACGGCGTTTGTTTGCAGCACCCAGTAATCAACGTTGAGCGTGTAAACAAAGGCAGTGGCAAGTTTGGCCGTAACGTAGTCGGTGAGCGGGCGACGATCGTCGCGGCTGCAGCTTTCCTTAACTTGTGCCAGCACGTCCGTTGTTGGCAGCACGCCGCCACGTAGCAGCGGATACAGCCACACTTCGCCTGCAATCTCGGGCGCACTATGCACAACGCACTGGATGATGTCCGGATTGGCGGATAGCGCCCAGAATTCGTAAGCCTCTCTGGGCCCGCACGTGCTGAAGCTTTCAATGGCAAGCCACAGGCGATATCGATACTGCTCGTCCGTTTCGGCGTCGCTGCCGCCTGCCGTGATAGTTGTGTTTGTAACAGTTACGCCAAAGGGCTGATTCCAGTTAATGATGCTCGTGATCTGCCCAAGGGCAAAGTTGTTGCCAATAGTGCCAGCAGTCGTGGCTTGCGCAGGCACATCAACGGAAGTTAGCAGCGAAGGAATTACGCCTGCTTCCGTTGTTTGGAAAACAACGCCGTTGGGCGCTTGGCACAGCGTGCCTTTTGGAATTGTGGCGCTCTCCGCCAGCGAAGCTTCAAGTGTGAAGCGCAGTGTTGTTACTGCGGCCGTCGGCTGCAGGCGCAAGCCGCGCGCGCCATACAGTGCGCCAAGATTGTCCAAGTAATCGTCGTGCGCATACTTGAGCAAATTCTGCTTGCCAGTGAAGTCGATTATCACGCGCTGCTGGCTGAGCCACTGGCAAACAACGAGCAAAAACAGCCGCACGGGATCACCGGGCGCAAGCAGCTTTGCAACGCCAGTGAGCAGCTTGAAAGCCGCCTCATAGCTGGCGATGACTTCCGACACGATTACGGCGGGATCCTTCTCGGCAAAGTCGATGTCCGGCACAAGCGCCAAGCCGTAGTCAGGCGCTCCGGGTGTTGCTGATATTGTTGGCATATTATGCAGGCTCCAGTTTGTAGTGTTTACCATCTACAACAGCAGGCACGCCCGGCCATAGCTCATAAAAGTAGATCAGGCGCGAATCGCCGCTGTTGGCTGTGACTTGTGGGTTCATTTTCTTCGCCAAGCAAATTGCAGCTTCGCCTGTCTTATTGTCGGGCCCGATCTCGCCGCACAGCGCTGGACTATTTTCCATCGTGTCAAGCCGCGTCAGCTTGGCCTGACAGCCCATGACTACAGGGTCAACTGCGCTGCGAACTTGTGGCGGGATGACGATATATTTGTCCTTGTCGGCGTTGAGGAATTTGCCGCCGTTGTAGTAAGCCGTTTCATCCTGCGGCGACTTGTCGCCGTAGTGCTTGCCAGTGCCGTCCGTGCAGACGTCGAGATCGCTGACGAAGCAAATGTAGTCGCCTTTCGCCGTGGCGTAGATAGTCACTGAGCCAACGGTCATGAGTGGTTCGAGCTTGTGCCTTTTGATGTGCGCCTTGCCTTTTTCTTTCATGGCTTTTGATCTCCGTTCTTTTTTTGTTTGCCGTTGCTTACGTGCTCCCACGTGCGCAAGCCAGCCAGACCAAACACAAGGATGGCGAGCGCGCGCTGAAATTCGTAAAGATATTTGAACTCACTTTGCGGCAGCTCCTTCGATAGCACGTCCGGAAACGCCAGCGCCAGCAACTGAATCAACATAACGAGCAGCGGCATGCCAAAAAACATGACGACTGCGCCCCAGTTGAGGAAGGTTTTCCACGGCTCTTCTTTCATTGTAGCAAGGTCGCCTGAACAACGGTAATTGTGCCAGCAAATGCCGTGCTCCCATTGAAGCTCACTCCCATGTTGGTGGCGCTGCTGCTATTAAACCCGCTGGAAGTCGTAGCCACGATTGACCAGTCAGCCGCGTTATTAAAGAGGCCCGTGGTAGGCAGGTTATGAGTGGCCCTGCAAATCCCTTGCACCACCGCGCTTGTGCCACTGCCTACGGTGCGCCATGTGACGATCACCTCAAAGATTCCGGTGTCGGCGACAGATGTGCCAGCGCCAAAAGTGAACGTGAGAACTGCGGGATCACCGATCGCGCCTGCTGTGCCTACACGCACCGACAGCACAATGGCTCCAGTGCCAGCGGATTTGGTTACATCAAACAGGCAGCGATACTGGCCTTTGGCTTTGAAATCACCAGCCACAACGGGAACATTCGATCCGGCCAGATAAACGTCGCTGGTGCTCGGCGACTGACTGGACACGCTGGAATTGAGAATGTCCTGCGGATAAGAAGCGATATTGCTGTTGTCGCTTCTGAGCGTGTAGCCGAAGCCGCCTGCGGCAGTGGGTAAAGCATAAGCCGACTGGACGTTTGCATTGCCGTTGCTCTGCATGAACTTGCCAGAGGCCGGGACCGCTGTGGCGACAATAAAACCGTTCGTTGAATTGATTATGCCAGAGCCGGGATTGTTGTTTGTGTTACTCAAGCCGCCGTTGGCAAAGACGTAAACATACGCGCCCGGAAGTCCTGCAGCGTTAGCTGCTTGAATCCTCATCACGGATTCTCGCGTGCCGTCTGTGGCTGTCAGCCAAGCCGAGCTAATTTCGCCCATTGGCCTATTTATTGTGGTGTCGCTCTTGCCTCTGAACAGTAAGCCTGCGCCAAAACCAACCCCGGGCGTGCCTGCTGAATTACGTCCGAGGGTTAACACGTCCGTCGTGATTCCGGTTGCGGTATCGGTTACGGTCTCAGTTTGCGCTGCGGTCATTGCCAGATCCACCGTTTGATCAATAGGCGGCGCGGCATCGCTTCGCATAAAGGTTGAAGCCGCTCCGTTGACCACAGCAGTGCCTACCTTGGCGGTGGGATTTGCGCCAGCCCCACCACCAGCAGGCTGTGCATACCAGCCCTTCACTCCACTGCCGTTCGTGCCGTAGAGCATCGTGTTGCCCGGCGAAGTTGAATCGCCTGAAAGCGTGACTGTGTTAGTAACGCGACTTAAGGACTGCGAGAACGTGAGCGGGACTTCGTAAGCGCTGGCAGCGGTGTAAGCTGCGCTGCCTAATGTGCCGCCTGCTCCGATATTCAATGTCGACCCGTCCGTGCCCGATAAGGTAAGCGTGTTAGTGGCACTGAGCGTCTTGCCTGTGGTAATCGTGAGTGTGCCTGCATACGGCGTCTTCGTTGCCCACGTATCTAAGTCAGTGTCCCACGCTTGCACATTTGTCCCGATCACAAGGCCGAGGCTGATGCGCCCCGTAGCAGGCACAAGATTGGTTGCGCCGCCATCCCACTGCAGCGGGTTGCCAAATCCAGCAACGGTGGATCCCGCCGCCGCCGTAATCGAGCCGCCGCTCTGGATTGTGAGACTAGCGCCGCTGGGGACAACATTGCTCCCGGGCATCGTATGTGTTTGCGCCAGCGCAAGCGTTGGCAGTAACAAAAGCAGAGCTATTAGGGATTTGTCCATCGTGTTGCCTCCAGCCATGTGCCTGTTCCTGTGTTACGAACTTCGAGTTTGGCTCCGCCACTAACAGGAACTAACCGTGCGTCGGTGCCAATATAAAACACGTTAGCCGTAGCTTGCGCGGCCAGAATGTTGCCCTTAAACGTCGGCGCACCGCCTGCCGCGCCGTAGGTGGTATTCATGGTGACGTTGCCACTGTTCAAGTCAATCAGCGTTAGTCCGGTCCCGCCATCCACAGCCGCTACAATACTGGCGTTGCCAGCGCCTCCCTGTCCGATGAAATAGCGGATAACACCCATGCCTTTATTGCTGGGGTCTTTGACGTCGTGCGCTGCCACTGTCCAGTCACTCGCTGGCGAGTGTTCGGTTTCCAGCAGCAGATCAACCGGATGATACCCAAGGAAACGCACACCTTCCACGCAGTTGCCGAGCTGGATGTTGGCCCATGACGGATAAACGCCGTCCAGAAACGTGACGCCATTCTTGCAGGCCCATGCCTGAATCATTGGCGCTCGCAAGTGTTCGCCTACCTTAAACCCGGTATCAAAACCGTTGCCTGAGATAACATGATTCATCCAGCTAATAGACCAGTTGATGCAGTTGGGCATCCAAACGCCTGTTGTGCCGTGCGTTGGCTCTGCGCCGCCCGCATACACTACGGTATTTTCCACAAAGGCCCAGCCCAGTCCATCGAAACGGATTCCGCCCATGGTGGGATCGCTGGGGCACTGGAACTGCATGTTTTTTATCTTCACCATAAGCCCGTTCATAGTGCCGTAATTTGTGACAATGGCGTTACCCTTTGGCTGGCCACCGGCAATGATCGCCGCAAAGCCGTTAGTGTCAGCGGTCATTCCATCGGTGCGCGTCGTCCTAATAGTGGAGAGGAACTTGTAATTCTGCGCCGCAGCTACCACAGTCCATGTTGGCATCACTTCACCCAGCAACTGCAGTGAGACCGGACTAACTGTGTTGTTATTCAGGAACGGAAGTGTCAGGATACTTTTCCAGTAGATGTCGAACGCGCCGTTGCAGAGGTAGATGCCCTTTGGAAAGAACACTGTGCCGCCGCCTGCAGTAACTGCATCGGCAATCGCTCGATTAATCGCAGCCGTGTCATCTGCTACGCCATCGCCCTTCGCATTGTATGGCTCGTCCATGACGTTCAGCCATGCGCCTAACGACACGCCGCCGCCGAGATTGTAGTCAGACAGATCAGCGTTGAGCGGCTTAAAGCCAGCAAAGTCGATATCGCTCTGCAGCACACCTCTGTTGATGGGCGACCTGATCATCGTTGTTCCTTTCTATTGAGTGCCTCACGTAATCGGCCAGCCGTGAATGATGAGTAACGTGGTGGCGTGCCGCCACCGTAAAGCGCAGTCATTTCGGCTGAGTTCAGTTTGCGCTTATAGAAGGCGATCTCGTCAGCCAGCCCGTTCCAGTTCACATTCCCGTAGCTGCCCGATAACACGGCAAACGGGTCTGCTCCTTGAGTGAGTGTGGCAGTGCCAGCGCTTACATACGTCGTTGCGTCATCTATCCTCATGCGCAGCTTGTTATCTACGGAATCGAACCACACAATCACATGGCGTTGCTGGAATGCTGCTTCTGGCGCGCCTTTGGCAACGGTTGCGCCGCCAGCCTGAAAGGTCAGTCCATTCGTGGCACTGTGTGAGGCTAGAAAATCCAAGCTAGAAAAGCCGGGGTTATTCTTACCGATGATGACAGTGTTAGCTGTTGCTGGGCCGTCAACGCGCACCCAGAAGGAGAACGTGAAGTCGCCCGTGACCTGTAGGGACGGATTGCTGGCACAGGCAAGATATGCCGCGCCTGCGGCACCGTTAGAGTATGCGCCGTTACCGAGGACGAAAGCGAACGAGCCGGGGTTGCCTGCAGTTGGCACCAAGTGATTGGTGCCGTGGCTGTCCATGCGGTTACCGCTCCCTTCGTCGAGCGTCCAGTAGGAGATCAGCCCGTTGAGTAGCCGCACGGAAATGTTCGCCGTGTAAGGCACCGGAGCAGGGTCTGTCAATCCGCCGTTGTTGGAAGTGTGCAGCGTATGCGCGCCCGCTGTCTGCGGCGTGTAAGTAAACGTTGCACTTGGCGCTGCTGTCGTCAGCGTGACAGTGGCTGGCGTAAATGTTCCCGCGCCGCTCACAAGTCCATCGCTCGGCGTGATTATCACCGGTGCCGCGAGCGTAGTGCTCGGCAGCAGCTTAACCGTAAACGGCATCGAGGCTTCGAGGATTTGGCCTGCATTGGGCCCAAACAACTGATAAGTGACTGCAGGCGTTGGCGGGATGGTCATGCCATTAACTGCCCAGCGCAGGAAGTAGTTAGGACTGTCTGGCATGCCTGAGAGTTGCAGGCGAAACGATCTGTCGGTTTTGTCGAGCAGGATGCCGCCGAAAATGTTGAGCGGACTATCATCAAGCGTGTTGAGCACACTTTTTTCAACAAAGAGCCAGTTGTTGTCGTCGTTGATTTTGTTAAGCAGCACGTCGATGTAATCCTGCGCCATAGTTAACGGCATCAAGCCCTGATCCGTTATCTGGCCACTGATGCCCGGCGGGCCCTTAATGTTGCCAATGCTGTCCCAGCTCATGGCGATAACCTTTTCCATGTTAGCACGCCGCCGCCGTCTGCTATTAGCTGGAAGACGTCGCCGCTGGTTGTGTTTAGAAATACGTCCATCGGCAGCGGGTTGATGATCTTGGTCGAAGCATCTGGATTAACGGTGTCGATAAACCAAATGCTGCCGCGTTTGCCCGTGGGCCCTTCTTTGCCGGGTGGCCCCGGCACTGGCACTGGCACACTCATTGGTGGCAATGCTCCTGTAACACGTATCGGTGCTTCAAAGAAAATGTTGGCCTGCGTGTATGGGGTGTCTGTTCCATAGATCACATTGCTTATTTTGAGTTTCAGTTGTGCTATAAGATGGCCTTCCAGAACGTTCGCAGAGAATTGGATATCACTGATCTCTGCGCGCGGCTCCCAGAAGTAGATGGCCTGCAAAAAAGCAACAGTTGCTTCCGCTGCTTTGCCAAGCGGCAAGTCGACGATGCGGCCGTCAATTCCAAGCGTGCGCTCGAGCGCCGCGCTAAAGATTGGCGTGGCGCAAATCGTTTTCACATTTTGGAAGATCTCCTTGTAGCTGATCGCGCCGAAGTCGATCTGCTCGAAGGACTGCATGTTAAGCGGCAAGCCTTCCGCGTCCGTAAACGCGAGCCGCCAGTTAGCAGCAAGCGCCGCTGTTGTTTGCATGAATGGCTGCGTCATATTGCGCCACTCCCTACAAAGCCGGGCACGCCAAATTGCGACAGCAAGCCTTCGGCAAAAGGAATGTATTCCTTAAATGACACGCTGACCTCAACGGCTATTAGCTGTCCGCCGGGCAGCCAGTGCTTGTGGCCTTCCGACATGTCCGTAACTACAAACAACGACAAGCCGGGCCCCATCGGTTTGCCGCCTACAATCAGCGGCGCTGCTATGGCGTTTTCGTGGAAGAAGTGCCACTCGGCAAGGATGCTGTTAGGGTCGCCGCACCAACTGGCGTTGAGGTTGACGCGCATTGTTAGCTCAATCAAATCGTTGCCAGCCCACTCCAGCAGCGGCTTGCGCAGGTGCACCATGTGCGAGCCGAAGCGCCCTGTGTATTTGCGCTCGATCTCATAGAACGTGTGGATGCGGCCACGGCTGCGGCCAAAGATGATTGCGCCAAAGAGCCCTTCCATTATATGCGCGCCTCTAGTGTTGTGAGCTGTTGCGCGAGCGCTGTGAGCTGTTGCTCGAGCGCTTCGATGCGTGCCAGCAGTTGCTCGCGCTCCGCGCCCGTGTGTAAGCCGTTGCTGTCTACATGCACGCCTGTCTGCGTCATTGCGCCAACAACAACGACGTGGCCGTTCAGTTTTATGGTCGGCGCAGTGATTTCGATCTCCGCGCTGGCAAGCAGCTTTATCGTCGCCTGCTCGATGGTAACAGTGCCGGTTGGGCTTTGGACAGTGATGTTGCCGTTGGCGCTTTTGATTAACACGTCGCCGTCAGCCTCAACATTGAACTTGGCTGCGTCCGTTGTTTTAAGCAGCACGTCCTTTTTGTAAGTGCCGAGCCAACCGCCTTTGAAGTCCTGTGTTAAAAACACGTCCGCGCCTTCATTGGCGTCGAACTTTTCCGTGTGCCCGCCTTCCCACTCAGTGTAATCCAGCAGCGGATCGCTCACAGGCGGCTTGTTGCTTGTTGTGTAGAACGTGCCGACAACAAGGTAGTCGCTCGTTGCGTTGGCGAGCTTAATCAAAACGACTTGGTCGTTCAGGCGTGGTATGGCATAGCTGCGCTTCGCCGTGCTTGCCACTTGCAGAACAGGAATTGGCTTTGTGTTTAACGGCGTGCCTTCGTGATCTATCCTGTCCGGCAGCAGCACGCGCACGTTTGCGCGTTTGTCGTCGCACTCAATTTTCGACACCTTGCCAATGACAACTGCAGTGGCAAAGCGTGCGTCGTGGCCGCGCTGCGAGTCCGTGTCGGAAAGTAGGTGTTTGACGCCCATAGCCTAGAAGCCTTTCAAGCACGCGCGCGCCTGCAGCGTTGTTGTGTAAGTGGGCGCGAGCTTGTGCTGGATGCTTTCAACAAACCAGTTGCCGTCGTATTTGCCAATGCCCTGCAACGCGAAAACTTGTCCGGCAGCTACAAGCGGATTGCCGATTGCCATTTCAATTTCGGCGTGGAAGCGGTCTTTGTTTTTGCCGCGCACTTTGCTTTTTGCAAGGCGCACTGCGCTGGCGCTCGGGCCCGCCTGATTCCAATTACTTATCGGCTCGCCTTCGCGCAGGCTTGGCGCTTCGCCGTCGCCGTCACCGCTGTCGTCCTCTTCTTCGTCCGTGCAATCGGTGCTTTGATTGATGTTTGTGTGCCAGTTGTCGACTGCCTTTTCTTCGCCGTCTACGTGCTCGCCTTTTGTGACTTTGCCGTTGGCAAGGTCGGCGTGCGACACCGTGGCCTTTTTTGTTGTGTCGATGAGCTTGGTAACAAACTTGCCGCCGCTCATGCGATACACGCGCGCGCCTGTTGGCAGGCTGTTGCCAGCAGCAAGTGGCGCAAACGCGCCAAGCGCCTGCAGTGCACCGCCGGGCATGCCTTCGCCGTAGATGATCGCAAACGCTGGCGCAGCGGCTTCTAACTTTTCCTCATCGAAGAAGATTAGCTGCCCCTTGCTAACTTTGATTGCCAGCTTTGCATCCGTGGCGCGGTGCATGAGGAACTCCAAGCCGCTTTGCTCCGTTTGTTCGATGTAAGAATATTCCGGATTGTAGAGCGAGTCGTCATACACAAGCTGCAACTGGTTATCCTTCGCAATTTGGCCTGCTATTGTGCGCAGGTCTTTTTTCTCCCACCCGCGCGTTTCGTCGCTGGCTTTGATGTGGCCTGTCGTCGGGATGCTTGTGGCCTTGATGCTTACAGTGTGCTGCGGCAGTTCGAATTCGATCTCGTCAATCCAAAAGCGCCCGCAGTCCAGCCGCAGCGCCGTTGCGTTCGGCGCAAACCAGCGCTCGGCAATTATGCCAATGTCTAAAAACGCGCCTTTGTCCGGCATCCAGTCGTTGATGAAACGGTTGTCGCGGTCGGCGACCTGTATTTGCAAATCGTCCGCCTTTTGGCCGTCGCAGTTGTCCGTGTAAGCCAAGTTGAGGAAGTAAGGCGCGAGCTTTTGAAAATAGTCAGTGCCGTTCATTACAATGGACGGCCGCGCTGTGCGCACTTGGAAAATCATAACGTGATGATCCTTCGTTCTTCCGGCAACTTGTCCAGCCGTAGCCTGCCGCCGTGCAGCCTGTGCTTGATAAAGTTGACCAACGTCATTGCCTGCTTTGGACTCATCGGCACGCTGCGTTGCTGCACCTGTGTGTGCTCAAGCTCGCGCGTGAAAATAACAACACACACGCCAACGACCTCACCCTGTTTTGTTTCGCGCTCGGCACTCATGATGGTTCAATCGTTGTTACCTTCCAAGGCACAAGCGGGATTTCAGTTGCCACATCTATTGACGGCACAACAACAGCCACGCCTGCCGGGAAGATGCTGATGTTGCGCAGCGGATAATTTTCTTCGAGCAGCCGATACATCAAATGCTCGTTGCCGCGCCGTATGCCGTAAACGCGCATCGCAATCATGTCCCACTCGTCGCCTTGCATGCTTGTGTAAACATTCGCGCCAGCGGCTATCGGTTGCGTCTGCGCACTTGTTAGCGGCGCACCCGGTGCTGGCTGCGGCTTGTTTGTGCCAAACGGCGGCGGAAAAAAGCCCGGCGGCGTTATGGGTCCCGAGCGTGGCGTTTTCATCCGTAGCCGCCTTCGTAGCTCAAGCGCCGCGATTGCCGCTGCGCTGCTTCAAACTGCTTGATGAAATCGTCCTTTAAGTCGCGCAGGCGGCTATCCATTGCACGCTGCTCGGCTTCTGTTGCGTTGCCGTGGATTGTGATGTTAGGCGAGAAGTTCACATGCGTCTCGCCACCGCCCATTGCGGTCTGATCGGATGCGGCGTTGTATGCGGCAGTCACGGCGTCGGCAACATCCCTCATCGTTCGTGTTATTGGCGGCTCGGCAAACACTTTTGACAGGTCACCCATCGTCCGTGTTATTGGCGGCGGCTCTGCAAACACTTTTGACAGGTCACCCATAGGAAACACGGCTTCGGGCCCACGCTCAGCCAAGGTCGCAATCTGCGGCTTCATCGCAATTCCGCCCTCCGCGTATGCACGCGTCGCCATGCCTTGTTTTTTGATCTGGTTCCCGTAGCCCCAGATTTCGACCATGTTGCTTGTTGGATTGCCGGGCGTATACCAGCTCGAATCGGCAATGTGATACCGCTGTCCGTCCAGCATCAAATAACTGCCCGGGCCCGGAGCGCCGAGTGTGCCATACAAATTGGGTGAAATTGCCACGTCGCCAGCCTGCAGCCTGTTGTTGTAAGCGCCAACAACTTGCCCGGGTTCGGTGGGCCCGCCGTAGGATGCAACAGTTACAGGGACGCCGCCACCAAGCGCCGCAGCAGCCGCACCAGCCCCTTTTGTCATTGGCATCGCGCCAGCAGCCAGCCCTGCAGCGGGCCCACCCATGCCAAGCGGCGCAGCGATAAACGGCGCAGCGGCTTGCGACACAGCTTTTACGCCGCCGCCTGCAGCGCCGCCGCCTACTGCTGCGCCTGCGCCGCCGCCTGCTGCTGCGCCTGCCGGACGGAAGCGGTTAATTGCGCCAGCCACTTTGTCGAAGATCCAACGGAATTTCTTCAGCGGCTCAAGCAGCCAATCGATGAACACTTTCCCGACCTCTTTGAGCACGTTGATGATCGTTGGCTTGGCCTTTTCAAACGCCTCGACGATGAACTGCCATGCCGCTTTAATCTTGTCGAAGAGCGGCAGCACGACAGGCTCGATCGTGTGCCAGATGCCGAGCACAACATCCACGGCTGTTTGCCACGCCACTTTGAACCAATCCCAAAACACGCTGGCAACAACTTTGATGTCCTCCCATATTGCCGCCAGCTCAGGCGAGACTGCGTTCCATAGCGTTACAAAAAAGTCTGTGAGCATTTGCCAGCCAGCTTTAAGGAACTCCCACGTGGCGCTGGCTGCGGCAGTAATGTAAGCGCCTGCAAAGCGCCAGAAGACCATCATGCCAATGACGCTTGCGACGATGGCTGCTATTGCGCCTGTCACTGGCGACGTTAGCGCCGCAACAATGGCGGCGATGATCGGCAGCGCTACAGCGCCAAGCAGCACCAGCGCCGCTGCAACGCCAGCAATCGCAAGGCCAATCATTATCCAGCGCTTCTGTGCCTGCGGCGTTTGCGTGTTCCACCACGCCTGCAGCTTTGCGAACGCTGGCATGACGTATTGGGTAACAACCTGCGCCACTTTGCGCATTATCCACAGCAGCCCTTTGAACATGAAAATGATGGCTGGCTTTAACTCTGGCAGCGCCTTTGCCCACATCTCCGCCATTTCAGCCTGCAGCGGAATCATCTCTTTGCCGATGTCCTCACTTAAATCTTCCAACTGATTTTGCGCGCGCTGCAGCCTGCCTAGTGGCGTGAACGCCTCACGGACGTTTGCGCCTTTGGCGAATTCCATGCGCTTCAAAATGTCGTCGAGCATGTCCTGATAACCGTGGCCGAGCGCAATTTGCTGCTTCCACCAATCCTTGGGCATTGGGCCCACAAACGCCTCAAGCGGTTTTGTTCTGCCTTTGAAGATCGCCTTGTCAACTGCGTCGGCGAGTTCAGCGGCGCGCTGTTCGCTGGCGTTCACGCCATCGATTGCCACAAGCAAGTCACCCATCGCGCGCACGCTGTGCATGATGGATTTCGTTGGCACGCCAGCGATGGACATTTGCTTTGCCATCGACTGGTAAATGTCGTCACGCAACACGCCTTCTTTGGCGAGCGCGTCGGCTTGGTCTTTTAACAGTTGCGCCTGCTCCTTGCCAAGCTCCAGTGCCTTTGCACGGTCGCCGCCTGCCATGCGCATCAGTTGCGCGTTCTTCAACATGGTTACCTGAATCGACTTGAAGCGCGTCTCGGCTTCCCTTGCCTGCTCAACTGCGCCGCCAAACAGGTTGCCCAAAATTTTGCCTGCGCCGTAGCCAACGATGCCAGCAACAAACGAAGCAATCGGCGCGAGCAGTCCCTTAAAGGCGTTGCCAATGCTGGCTGCAGTGGCGCGCAGGCGGCGCAGGCGTGCTTCGGCGAGTTGCATGACGCCCCTGAACGAGCCAAGCATTTTGCCGCCTATTTGGAAGAGCGCCGTGTAGGTTTTTGTCGCGCCTGCGGCCACGTGTTACGTCACCCCCTTTTGGCGGCTTTTGCCTCTTGCTGCAGTTGTTCGACCAGCTCGTTCATATAGTTTAAGACCTCTGAAAATGGCAGCTCCGACCAGTATTCAACGCCGCCTAATCCTGCGCGCGCCAAACGCACTGAGACAGAGCGTAGGAGCGCTGTTACGCTTGCTCCTCTTCCGGCGAGCTGCCACAGGCTTTTAGGACTTCAACACGCAGCGGCGTGTAGTAGCGGCGCGGCAGCTTCAATATCACCCCCAGTGGCACGTTGGCACGGTGGCTGGCAATGATGCAGTGATACAAATGCTTCATTTCCGGCAGCACCATTTCGTTTTTGTCCGCCTTGTAGAGTTTTGTGAACTCGCGTTCGGCGCGTTGGAAGTCTTTGCCGACCATCGCGTCAAAATCGAAGATCAGCTCGGCATACTTTTCGCCGTCAAACTCCAGCGGCGGCTGTATGCGCATTCGCACAGGCGGCTTCGGCGCTTCGATTTCAAGTTCGCGATACTCAATTTCGGCAGCAGCCTCAACCGATAACCGGTCGGCTTCGTTGTTTGCGTGTGCTTGGTCGCCGTGCGGCGTTGCTGCTGCCGCAGGCTTACGTTGTTCAAGTAGTGTTGGATCCATGAACGCCTGATAGCACGCACACGCAGTGCATTACAAGCCGATGAGTTGCCTAATCGTTCGCCCGGTATCAACAAGCTGGATGCCGTCACTCCAGCGGCACACGCCGTTTTCCTTGTTCAGTTCGAACATCACTTTGTCGTTGTGCAGGCAGCGGATGCCGATGAGTTCGTATTCGCTAACAGCCTCTTCTTTTGCGCCAACTTCCAACTTCCCAAGATTGAACGACTTTGGCACTGTGGTCATGATGAAGCGCCAGCCTTCGTGAATGATTTTGCCAGTGCCACTGTCGTGCGCCTGCAGCGCCGCCCACGCATCCAACTGCGCGCCGTCCTGTATTGTGGCAAACACGGCGTCGTCGGTGATTGTTAGCCAGTTAACCGTAACGGTCAGGGCTTGGAAGTGCGCCTGCACAGGCATGTCGATCTCGCCAAAGATGCCGCTGCCTTTGAGCGAGTCGTTAAGGTTTTGCAAGTTTGACAAGGTGATGTCAGCGCAGCCAATGAGCCTGCGGCCGTCCTTGAAGACTGAGTAATTCGCTACGTGGTTAGGGATAATCATTTGTGTGCTCCTTTATGTTGCTGCGTGTTGTGTTGTTAGGCTGCTGCTTCTGCTGATTCAGGAAACAGAGTATCGACAAAGGGTAGCCAATACTCGATGCGGAAATCAATCCACTCGGCAGGCGTAGGCACTGCGATGTAAATGTGGAACGTGAAGTGCCCGTTAAGCAGCTCCGTGGTCGGGTTTTCGTCGTGGCGAAACTCAACGCGCGCGCCAAGCAGCGCGTCCGTTGCCGCCATGCCGTCCAGCCATAGCTGCAGGCTGTTCACAATCGCGTCGATGAGCCGCCTGTTACCCGGCTCGTCAACTTTTTGCCAGATCGTCAGCACAATCGTGTTGCCGATATAATCAAACATGCGGCGCACAGGGATGAACATGTCTTTGACGTCCGTGTTGGCAGGATACGCGGCCGTCCGGTTGCCCCAACTGCGCCAGCCGCCGATGAAGTTAAGCGCCGTCACGATGCCTTGGCTGTTCATGTAGTTGGCGTCCAGCAAGTGCATTGGCAACTCTGCCGCCGTGCTGCCGTCGGTCGAATTTAGCAGCGCGTTCATGCGCAGGTTTTTGTTGCTTGGACTGTGATACGGTATGCCGCCGCCACGGTAGGTGTCCGTCCACTGCACAAGCGGGCCCTGCTGGCTGGCAAAATTGAAAATCTTTTTGCTGCCATCGTTGCTCACAAGCGCAGGCTTGCCATACAAGCATTGCTGCCGCGCAAAGCTGATGTTGTTATCGTTCTTCCACTCCACTGCGGCCGTCGGGTTAGCTGCGGCGTCCGTGTCCACGTCAATCAAGCACGTGCAGGCAAAGCAGCCGTTGATGTTTTCCGACTTGGCTTCCATCACGGCGGCAACAGTTGGGTCGCTGCTAAACGCCGGGCAGATGATCACACCGGGCACAAGCCCTGTTTGTTGGAACACGTCCTCAATTACTTCCAAGCCAGTGCGCGCGCCTGTGCCGCTATCGATGCCGCCAATTACGTCGGCGACAGTGATTGGCGTGGCGCTTGGCGCTTTGCCGTCCACTTGGATTTGCGAGTTGTCTGCCGGAATGTCGCCGCCAGCGATGCGCGTAATAACCCACGTGCCTGCCGCCGAAAGGCTGAGCACGTAGTCCGTGCCTTCCACATAGGTTGTTGCGCCAGTTTGGTCTTTGACAACAATCGTCCAGCGCAGCAGTTCTTTATCTGTGTCCACTTGACCGTTTACAAGCGTTAGCGTCAAAGGCGTGATGGTCGTTGCGCCTGCTTCGGGGTCGTTGACTGGCACGTAGACAACAGGATACATGCCAAACTCGACAAACAGCGCGTCCATGTGCTCGCAGATGTCGTATTTCGCCCAGTCCTTAGAAAAGCCGAGCGCTGCCACGGCGTCTTCGTAACGGTTGAACAGGTTTGGCTTGTTAGCGGCATCCTTGCCGTTTTGCACTAAGTGCAGCGGCGCTGAGCCGAAGACTACATTGACGCCCGGAATGGCTTCAACAGGCGAGATGACAGATGTGGGAACGTCTCTCCATGAGACGCCGTGCTTAAATGCTCCTAGATTTGGCATGGTGTTTTACCTCTATTGATTGCTGCGTTGTTTGTTGTTTTTGGCTGTTGAGCCATAGCTGCACTTGATGATAAAAAGCTACAAATTTTCCGGACTTGCCGCGCATTTGGTGCGCGTAATCAAAGGCAAGCTCCGCGCGCACGCGCGCGCATTGCGCCACAGGCACAAGCAATCCGCCGATTGCCGGACAAGCGCTTATGGCTTGCTGCAGGCGCACGTGCGTGCCGTTGTGAAAGACGTTGCCATAGCCGATGCCGTAAGCATGCAGGCGCGGGCCCAAGTAGATGCGCTGGTCGGTTATCATAACGGATAGTCTTGTGTGTCGGCGCTGCCGCGCAATTCTATGTGCTCCGCTGGCACAATGCCAAACGTTTCGGAGTCTGGCAGTGGCCGCGCACTTGGCAGCTCCCACTGTGTTGTCATTTCGCCAACAAAGTGCGGAAAACAATCCGGCTCTATAAGCGTCCACTCAAGCGGCATTTGGATCGGATACGATTGGTCGATGGCCTGCTGTCCGTAGCTTGTAAGCGCCAGCGCCGCCGTTTCGATTAAGTTGAGGCAATCCTGATACCCGCTGCCGTCCGGATTTTCGTCATACGTGCTGAACAAAATGCGCACAGTCACAAACGTGGACTGCGTTTCCACTTTGGCTTTTATGGCCTGCACGATGACGTTGGGCACATCCGGCAGCTTATCCAGCGCAATCTCGCCAGTTACAGTGCGCGGGATGCGGCCACGCACAACGCGCGGCGCAACTTTAAGCGCCAGCGTTTGCATGCGCTCGGCAGGGTCGTAGGACACAGGCGGCTCGTCGGGATCATGCACGATGCGCGGCTGTGGCGGCTGTGCGCGCGGATCGACGCTAGTGGCTTGCGCCAAGTTTAGCGTCGGATTGTCCAGCCGCTGCGCATCCAAGAGCTTTGTCAAAAAGCCAACAAGCGTGGCTTCCAAGTCAAAGGCGCTTTGCACGCGCCGACCGAAGTCGCGCTCTGGCGGTGTGACTGGCTCTGGCAGGCTCATAGGCGTCCAGTAAGCAGCAAAATGATAACGATGATGAGGATGATGCCAACAATGCCGCTGGGCCCGTAGCCCCATCCGCTGCTATAGCGCCAGCGTGGGAACGCGCCAAGCAGCAGCAAAATCAAAATGATAAGAAGGATTGCACCCATAGGCTTTTCACAGTGTTGGCTTGAGCATTTTGATGCCGATGATGACGAACAGAATGATTGCGATGACCCAAGTCGCGCGCGGCGCGTAAGGCCACGCAGTAGGCGGCACAAAAGCGCCAATGGCTGCAAGCAACAACAGCACCCAATAGAAAATGACAAGCAAGCCGGGACTGCCGCCGTTGGCCTGCGCGATTAAGTATGCGAGTTGAGTGAGCATTGTTATTTTCCTCCCGCGCCTGCCAAGACACGTTGTAGCTCGTGATCGATGCGCTTGGCAAGCGTATCCCCCATCGTTGTCAGCGCCGCACTGCTTACTGCAGGCTGGCTTGCCATGATGGGTGCACCGATCGCCAAAAGTTTACGGATAGGCAGGCGCGGCGCTTCACTGCGGCGCTGATAGGGCCCGCCTTTAACATTGGTCGAGAAGCCGCGCTTAACAAAGCCGCCGCCACCTTTTTTGATGCGCACAAACAACTGCCTTTTGCGCTTGCCACTGCCTGCGGCTGGCGGAAAGAGTGGCGAGTAATAGAACTTGTCAACGCCGAGCATGCCGTCCGTGATGGCGATAGTGCCTTGCAGTGCGGAGTAGTTTGCTCTGTGCACCTTTGTTGGGATGTCTTTTTGCTTGATGACGTAGACCTTGCGGATCTCGCGGCGCACTGCTGTTTGTCCGCTGGACAGCGCGCGGTTAATGGCAGGCGCAAGCACTTTTTGTGTGCCTTTGCGGATGTTGCGCGTGGCGCGCTCCACCATCTGCAACTGCTTTGTGTCGATGGTCACCATGTTAGTTGTTGCCGTATTTGCCCGGCTGTGAGCGCGTGGCACTTAGCGCCAGCTTGTAGCAACTTTCCTCATCCGTGCAGTCCAGCACTTCCCACGGCTGATTGGCTGGCGAGTAGATCAGCTCGCCAGCCAGCGGAGGGCGCGGCAAATACTTGTGCTCGATGAAGCAGATAACATCGCCAAGATACATGCCGTGGATTGCAACGAGTGGATGCCGTTTTGCCATCTCGTTGTCCCAAACAACCTTTGCGCGGAAGACAGTAAAGCCGCCAGCGCCGTTGCTAATTCTGAACTCGCGCTCAGTGGCGAACTCGTCCGTGTTAATGAACACGTTCGCCAGATCTGGAGCAAACTGTGCGCGCAAGCTCATGTTGCCTAACAACTCAAGGGCTTACTGTTGCTCCTCTTGCTCCTTTGCTTTGGCCTTGCGTGCTTTTTTGATTGCCTTTGTGATGTCTGCCTTTGTGCGGCCATGCCCGGACAGGTCAACTTCCTCCCTGTCTGCAATGTCGCGCAGTTCATCCACAGTGGCCTCATCAAGATCGCTGTTGTCAACGTCAGCAGCGTCATCTGTTTCGGCTGGCTTTATGTTTTCAGGTGGCCGCGCTGCAGCTTCCTCACGCAGTTGCGCCGCCTCTTCTGGGCCGCCAGTGATCTCGCCTGTCAGCTCATTCAGCACGGCGTCGCCTTCCACCATTGCTGGAAACGTTAGCGCCAGCGCTTCGATTATCCGGAAGCCAAGAATGTCGTTCGGCATCGGCAACGGGCAACTTGTTAGGCGGTAATACAGCGCGCCGCCTTCCTCATCGCCGTAAACAAACGGGATGCGGTCTTGCTGATAGGTCACAAAGCGCTTGGCCTTTGCGTCCTCAAGCTGCGTGAACGCGCCGTAAACAACTTTGTTCTGCACGGCTGTTGACAGCAGCATCACGAAGTTGTCCGGCAGCATTGGGAAGATCGAGCCCACGTCGTCTTCAAACCATTCGCTGTATTGATAGATCTCCATGCCGGGCACGCGGCCAATGCGCACAACGGCGGCGTCTTGGATGATCGGTTGGATCTGCGCGATCTCGAAACGCTGTTTGTCCAGCAACGTTGACACGGCTGCATTGCGGATGAACACGCTGGCTGCGTTTGTGCCCATCAGCACAACGTTTGGCGACACGCCGCTGGCTTTGATTGTGTTAATCCGTGAAGACTCCAAATCCTTCAGCGGATCACTGCCAGCGACGTCCCACTTTACTGCAGGCACGTCGTGGTTGTTGGCAGCGCCAGCGCTCGACTCCGTAAAGTCGATGACTAACTGGTAGCCAGTGTCGGCAGTGACTGTGATTTTGCCGTTGACTAACACGTTGCGGCACATCCACTCTTCGCGGCGGCTGATTGCTTCGTCGCAAAAGATGGCGTCTTCCGCCAGCAGTTCAGCCGCGCGGTCAGCAGGGCTGCGCTGCGAGTAGATCGTCTCCCCGGGTAGGCGCGCTTCCAAATCGGGCGTGCGCAATGCGCGCACAGGCGCAATGCGTGGCGCACGGAAGAAGCGCGTCTCGAAGCCTTGGCGCTCCATCAGTTTGCCGCCAACAAGCGGCGCAACGAAGGGAGCCATTTTCCGACGGCCGCGCCGAAAGTCGAATTCGATCAGCGGCGTTTGTGCGAAGTCGCGCGCGCCAAAAAAGGTGTCGCGCAAAAACGTGTGGACGAGCGGGCCCTGATCAAAGGGCGCAAGCATCGTTTTTGTTTCGTAAGCAGGGTTGAGAGGCATATTAGTTGTTCTCCAGTTGAATGTTTGTTGTTAGGCTGCTGTTAAGGTGCAAACGCGCCACCGGGCACGCAGGCGTCAAGGAAGATTCCGACGTCACGCAACTGGATTACGCCAGCCACGTTGATTGGCGATGTGCCGTCGGCATATTTGACCGTGTTTTTATCGAACGAGCCCGTCAACGCAATGGCAACGGATGTGTCGCTTGGATTGTTAGGATCGGGCAGGTCGATTATCACGGCACTAAGCAGCGCATCGTCTGCAGGCAGTGCGCCTGTTACGTTGACGAGCGTTGCATCGAACTTGACCAAGTAGCCGGGCTTCATTGTTGCCAGCGCCGGGCCCGTGCCTGCGACGAACGGATACCGCTTCACTTTCCAATTCGGATCGTCGTCATGGCTGAGCAATGGCACTGGATTGAACGTTGTGGCATTGACTGTGTTGAACGCTTCAAAGCCGTGCGGCTTGCCAAAGCGATGCAGCGCAACAATGAGCGGCGCAACAAAGCAGGCGAGCGCCCAGCGGACGCAAGTAAGCATTGATTTCATTTCGTGTTTGTTCCTTCCTTTGTGTTTTTGTTGTTGTTTTGCTGCTGTGATTAGTTGGCGCTGTGTAACACACTGCGCTGCTTTTGGCCGCGCGAACCGAGCCGCGCTTGCACTGCCGACTTTAGCCGTTTGCCAAAGTCGTCACCGTCTTCACCGGTCACGCCTGCATCCGACGGCGGCACTTGCTCGAGGTGCTGCGCATCTGTGCGCCGCGCCTGCTGTTGCCCCTTCTTTTCCAACGCCGTAAACAGCTCGGGCATGATGTCCTGCACTGTTTTGCCGTCGGCGATGGCCTTGACGATAAGCTCGTGTGTTGCCGGACGGTCGTAAGCGTTAAGCGCGGCCACGCGCGCACGCTCGGCTTTCACGCCGTCTTCGTAGTTTGCTGCCGCTGGCGGCGCTGGCGGGCTTGCTGGCGCTGGCGGGTTGGCTGGCGCTGGCGGCGCTGGCGGCGCTGCTGGCGGGTTTGTTGGCGGATTGGCTGGCGCTGGCGGCGCTGCTGGCGGGTTTGCTGGCGGCGCTGCTGGCGGCGCAGGTGCTGCTGCTGCTGGTGTGTTCATAGGTTGTGTTTCTAGTTGACCGGAGAACGCCGGGACGTTATTAAACCGCGAAAGATCAAATGTGCAGCCGTTAAACATGACGCGTTTTGCGCCTACAACAGCCGCTGCTTTAACTACGCCGCGCACTTCGTCGGCAAAGCCGTGGTCAACTGCCTGCTGTGCAGTAAACCAACTTTCCTTCGCCATGTAATCGCGCAGCTTGTCACGCTCCATGCCTGTGCGTTTGGCATAAAGGTTCATCATCGCTTCGGCGTGAACGTCCAGCGCAGCCGCCACTGTGCGCATGTCGTCGGCATTGCCTACACCTATCGCCATCGGCAAATGGATCATCATCGTTGCGTTGGCGCGCATGTAGATTTTGTGTCCGACCATCTGGACGAGTGTGGCTGCGCTGGCGCTTATGCCGTCCACGTAGATAATTTTGTTGCTCGGGTGGTCAGCCAGCCGCGAGTAAATTGCGTTCGCCTCACTTACGCTGCCGCCCGGGCTGTTGATGTGGATGTCCAAACGCTTCACGCTTTTTGGCAACGCGGCAAGGTCAGCGGAAAATGCCTTTGCACTTACTTCGCCGAAGTCTTCCCAGTCACCGATCACATCGAAAATCAAAAGCTCCGCCGCTGCCGGATCGTCGCCAGCCTCAGCGCGAAACTTGTAAAAGGGCTGAATGTTTTTGGTGCTCATCGGATAATCAAGCCGCTTTGCGCGTGCGTGTGGTTTGCCGCGCGCCTCAGCCGTGTGGCTGTAACTTGCCTGCGTGGTGTGCGCGCAGCGGGTTGTCCTTGTGAGGGTGCAGGCGTTGGAAATGTTTTGCCGCCAGCGCCAAGTGCAGCGCTTTTGCGGTCGGGCGGATACGTTAGGTCTGAGGCTTCGTATTCGTCACGCTCAACGGACGCCTGCGTAACGTTGTCGCGCCAGTTGCTGCCATTCAGTTCGATGGATTCGCGCTCAATGGTCGAGAAGCCAGCGTTAACTTTTGCTTCTGCTGCCGCCACTTCCTTTTGTGGGTCTAACGAGCCAGCGCTCGAGCCGCTCCAGTTGCAGCGTGTAAGCGCGCGCCTAACGAATGGATCGGTGACGTCGCCCTTGAAACGGTCGATGCGGTCAAGTGTTACAGCATCAACACACCATTCTTCGTAGCACGGCTGGCAAAAACCGTCGCACATCAGCGCGCGAAACTTGCGAACACGCCGCCAAAAGTCCAGCAGTGCCGCGCGGCTGGCGCTGTAACTGGCGTTGAACTGCTTAAGCAGCACTTCGTAGGGCATGCCAAGTGCAGCGCCAACAAACTTCGCCACGGCGATTGTGAACTCGCCAAAGTTTGCGTGCGGCTGCGTAGGCGTGCTGAAGTTCACTGCGTGCCCGGGGCGCATAAAGTTAACAACGCCGGGCCCGAGCTGCACGTTGTAGGGATTGAAGTCCAGCACTTCGCGCTTTTGCTCCTCTGACAACAGGTCGTTGAAGATGTTTGGGTCGGGGAACTCCTGCGTAATAAACGCCGTGAAATAGCTCTGGATGACGGCCGCAATTACCGTGGCGTCCGTAAAGCGTCCGCCTTGTTTTAACAGCTCCAAGCACACGGACAAAATCGGCACGCCACGGCGTTGCTCTGGGCGCTCGGGCTTAATGAGCAGCACCATGTTGCGCCTGCCTGTTTGCTTTCCATAGGGCTCGATGCGCACAGTTTGCAGCGGCAGCAACGGCAGCGGCGCAATCCTGCCGAATGCGTTTGCCAGCGGATGCCGCGTGGCGATGTGATACGCCGCCAGCTCGCCGTCTACAGTTAGCTCGACGCCGCTGTAAATGTTGAAGGTCGGATTGTAGCGCGGCGGGTTGATGATGCGGTCTGCCTCAAGCACGCGCAGGCGGAAATCGAACAGTGTGTTGTCGCGCGGCTTTAACGGAAACAGCACCGGGCAGTCGCCGCTGAGCAACATGCTTTGGAACACAGTGGACTGCTTAACGTAAAACGTGTCGCGCATTTCGAAATCGCATTCGCGCGGATCGCCCGCCCACCATCCAAACTTGTCAGCCAGCTCCTTGTTCAACTCGGCCGTCGCATCTGGCGATAAGCCAAGCACAGCACCGTCCACGTTAGGCGCAGGCGTTAAGCCTTCGCCAATTACATTTGTGTCGAAGGTCTCCACTGCAGCCGCTGCCAGCGGGATGCCCATGAACGCATCGCGCGAGCGCTCGCGCAGCACTTGCACATTGAAGCCAATGTCCGTGTCCGCATCGCCGCCACGAAACAGCCAGCCAAGCAGTGAATTCTTGCGCACGTTTGCGCCATAATTCCCGTATCCGCTCGCCTGCGGATCGAGAAACGTGCACGCGTTTGTAACGCGGCCGTCGGCGTCAAGTATTGTGCCGCGCGGCAGCTTTTGATTTGCGCCGTTGCTGCCGTTGCTGCGTTGGACAGTGGCCGTCATAGGTCGCGCGGGACAATGCGGCAGGCGGTATCCCTGCCAGTTACGGATGGCGGCAAGCCTGACACGCCGCAGTAAAGCTGCACCATCGCGTTCCAATAAGCCACGTTGTCGATTTGCGACTTTAAGCCTTCGCGCTTCAAGCCACGCGAGCCGACGTGATACTCTGTTACGCCGCCGCCGCTTTGCTTCATCCCCTCAAGCGCTTGGCGCAGGCCATCGCGCGCCCACTCACACCAACTTGTGAACGGCGGCGGCGGATCTCCAGCGCCGACATCCACTGCATCTGCTGGCTTAACAACAACAACGGCGGGACTGACAACGGGCGTTTCTTGGACTACGGCGGCTTCCGGCATTCCGCGCAGTGTTGTGCCGCACCGCGCTGCTCGTCAATGCCTCTGCCTTTTTTGCGCATCAAACATTTTGGCACTTGTCGCCCAGCCGTTTAGCCAATACACTGCAGTCCGTGAACGCTTACTTCCGCGCCACGGCAACACGCGCGCCAGACTTTGTGCAGCGCATTAAAGCAGGCGCAGTGGCCTTGCGCGCAGACGCGCGCGAGCGTTTTTTGAGCAACGTCGCCAAGCACAACGGCGGCTGCTGGCACTGGCAGGGCGGCGGCGCTGTGTATTTGGGCAACAGCCAGACCATCGCGCCAACAGTGCTGGCTTTTGTGATCTTTCGCGGCGCGCTCAACGATGGCACCGTCTGCCACACGTGCCGCGACAACAGTTGCTGCAATCCGGAGCACATGCGCAAAGGCGCAAGCAAATTTGGCGCAATCGGACGGCCGCGCATTGGCGTTGAGCGCCTGAACCTAACGGTGGACGACCTTGTAAGCGCCGAGCTGCAGCACATAGAACGCGAGCAAGGCGCGCACCGTAACGACGTCGCGCGACAAGTGCTGTGCGAGTGGGCGGCGCAGCATCGCCAGCTCAGGACAGCGCACGGTTGACAGCGCCGAACTTTGCCTTGCTGCCTGTGCTTGGCTGCTGCTGTTGCACAGGCGATGCCGCCACGCCAACGCCGCTGCCGCGCTGCACACCGAAGCGCGCAGGCGCTGTTGGCTGCGTTTTATCAGGCGGCATGAACGCATCGCGCTCCATCACGTCCAGCCTTATGCCACTGTGCGGCAACTGCAGCGCCGCCAGTGAGTAAACAAAGTCATCCCAACTTTCGTTGCGCTGGCTCAAACGCTTCACCCACACGTAAGTTTTGAAGCCGTGTTTGCTTTTCATCACGCGCTGCTCCGCGCGCAAGCCTTCGAAATAGCTCAGGTCGTAGCCGCGCGCAGGCTCGAAAGTTTTAAGCTGCTCATCCCACACGTCACTGCGCGGGAAGTGGCAGTAGCCGGGCCCGGGCTTTGTAACGTTTAGCCTGTTCATGATCTCTTCCTTCAGCGTGTCCACGCCTAACGAAGCAATCAGGCAGCGATTGCTTTTGGACAGCGTAAGCGCGGCAATCGGCGCTTTGCCCAGTCCGCCCATGCCACGGATTGCAATGCAGCGCGGCTGGCGCGGCTTTGTGTAGGCGTAGACGTAGTCGCTGGCGTAGTTGCTATCCACGCACATCCGCCGCACGCGCATAAACATGCCGTCACTTGTTAGGAACACACGGTCGAACACGGCTTCGTCCAGCGCATCCCACGCCTCTATCGTGCGCGGATCTCCGGGGATTGTAATGTAATCCAAGTGCCAGTTCTCTCTGCCTTTGCCCCAGCCAATCACATCCGCGTGCAACGACTGCTCCTGCACATCCACGCCTGCAGTTATTACGCGCACGCCGTCCGGCACTTCGTGCTCGTAAAGCTCGCGCCGCTCATACAAATCCACCTTTATCTTGCTGCCTTCGTCCTGATGCAGCAGCCCAAGCCGCGTGTTGCGGAATGCTTTAAGCAGCTCAATGTCGCCTTCCTCTTTTGCTTGGCAGGCGCGCACAAATTCGTCGCGCAAAATGTCCCACTCCACCCACGGATTCACCAAGCCGCCAACGTAAAAGCCGCGCGCCATCACTTTGTTGCCGCGCGCGTCCACTGGCCTGTGCGCGCGCCACTCGCCGTCGCCTGCCAGCCACTCAAACTTCTCAAAACGCTCGGCGCACGACAGGCAGCGGTGCGTAAGCGTGTCGAAGTCGATCCTGTCCCACTCCAGTATTTGCGCCACGCCGCACGCTGGACACGGCAAATACCAGAACTCGCAAGTTGTTAGCGCCATCTCGCGCTCGACGTGGCTTATGCCAGCAATGCCCGGGCTGCTGACAATGACGATCTTACGGTTCCAAAATGCGCTGGCGCGCGCAATGGCAAGCTGCAGCGGGTTGCCTTCCGTGCCTGCGCTTGGCGGATAACGGTCTACATCGTCCAGCAGCACAACGCGCACAGGACGGCCGCTCAAACTCGGCGCACTGTTTGCGCCACCCATTGCAACGTAACCGCCGGGGAACGCTTTGCGCCGCATCGTGTTTTGCGAGTCGCGCGACTTTGGATCGCCCACCTTGCCGCGCAGCGCAGGCGTATCACGCAGCATTGGCGCAAGCCTGTCAGTGGAAAACGCCTCTGCAATTTCCACCGTTGGCTGCACAACGAGAATCGGACACGGGTCTTCCGTTATGTGGTAGCCGATCGTGTTCAGTATGGCCGCGTCAGTTATGCCAAGCTGCGCCGCCTTTTGCACAACAACGCGCGGCACGCTCGGATCCGAGATCGCGTCCATGATCTCTTTTTCGTAAGGCGCGTTCGCTGTTACCCATGCGCCATGCTCCGCGCTGCTTTCGCTGGACAGCACGCGATACGCGTCCGCCCACTGGCTGAGTGTTATTTTGGAAGGCGGCTGCAGCGCCGCCAAACACTCAACAACAAGCTGCTCAATTTGTTCGTCTTCGGCGCGCTCTAACTCGCTGCCGTAGTCGGTCGCCGCCAGTGTTTTCCGCGCTGCTTTGCGTGCCGTTTTTGCTCGTTTCATCGAAAGAATGCACTCCGAAGTCCTTTGTTTCACGCAGCGAATCGCGGCATGCATCATCCAAAATGCGCCGCACTTTGTTTGGATCTCGCTGCCCTACAAGCTGCCGCGTGCAGCGGCTCGGTATTGCAAGCACGTGATTCTTTACCGTGCTCAGCATGCCAGTCATCGTCAGCAGCACTTTTGAGCGCCGTATCATGTCGCCGCGTGCTATCGCCAGCTCCAATTCCTTTTGTTGCCTAACGATTGCCTGCGTGAGTTGCTTCTCGTCCATGTAACTGTCGCGCGCCTCTTCACGCGGCTTGCGCAGGTGCACAACGTAGCGCTGCACGTTCTCGCGCCAATCATAAACAGTGCGCTGCCGCTTGTTAATCACCGCCGTGCGCCGCACGAGCACAGACATGCGGACTAAGTTGTTAATTTCCTTCTCTGAAAGAGACAGGATTTGAGCCAATTCATACGGCGTCACAACGTCTGCATCTAAACTGCCAGCCTTGTTTTTTGCAGCCACAATCTAACCGCTTTTTGGGCGTCTACGCACG